TCTCATCGCCAACGATATGCAAGCAAGCTTGCACGTCGTTTCGTGTATGTATCGACTGAGAACGCGTCACAAGAATCCTCTATAGGATTTGGAGGCGCTGGTTCTAACTCCAAAGAAGACTGAACGTTACGGCCGTTTGCGACTTCGGCAAAATACCGAAGTAGCATAGACCATCCGTCAATCGTTTTCTTTATCTTTGGTGAAGAAACGTCCCAAACTTTATACTCGAGCTTTTGTAAGCTCTTGTTATAACGTCGGCGTATCTTCTTAGCACCATCAGGTGCTTCTCGAAGACTTGGACATGCAAGTTGCATGTCTTTGTCCGGGATTCGTTCATAAACTGACACGAGTCGACTTACGATATAATCGTAAGTTCGGAAGTACCGTTTATCGTAGAAGGAATTAGCGTAAGCTATCCAACTCGTATAAACGTCGGCGCGGGGTGCTGACGACCAGACTGTTCTAATACGAACAGGAGTGACATCGGTGCCCATAAAGGCATCCATGCCACAGGATTCTCTAAAGAATCCACTGGTGCAACTCTTGTCATGGTTGATTTTCAACCCAAATGACTCGAGGTGTTCGATTGCGTTCGCGGCATACGCCGTGGGGACAATCACGTCATCACCATACACATATATACGATCTCTCGTATATGCATCAGGTGCCGCCGCTGCTAGGATCGCCCAGACAGTTAAAGCAAGGATGGGGAAGCATAAACAGCTTCCCATCGGTGCAAACTTTCTGAGGTTTAAGACCCTACCATCCGGTAGCACGGTACATGAGCTCCTACAACTCTCAAGGTACGTAAAAACGTCACTTGGGAATAGTAAGCGAACTAGATCAGTGCTTACTCTATCCGAGGCCTCATTGAGGTCAAGGGTAGCATACCTCCCATTGGAAGACCCACTAAGGGCTCCAATGCGGTTTGGGGACTGATCGGTGAAGCGAACATTAGCTTTGGTTAGCCAATGCGACTCCACTAACTTCACAATGGCCTTACCTAGTCCTTGTTGAATCCATTGAAAATCAACGGGTTCACAAGAGATTAGACGAGGGCCGCGAGAATCCTTCGGCACGAGTACAACTCGTGCAGGAAGGTCTTCCTGTGTCAATCCTTTAAAGGATTGCCACACATCACAGACGTGCCCTAAGGATGTATAGAAATACTCATCCATAGGATACACGGACGTGATCTTCGCCGAGATATTCTTCCATAAATACTTGTCCCAGAGACGTTGCTTTGTGGCAACGGATCCCGGACCGTGTTTTGGATAAATATCTTTCGGATCAAAACGGGCAAAGACTTCTTTTAGAAGCCTCTGAGCCCGTTGCGCTACTTGAACCAGCGTATAAGGTGCTTTACCAGCACACATATAACCAGTACAAGATTCAGAAACCAGTACTCCGATCTCTCGGAGTCTGGCATCTGATGTGGTGAGATCGTGCTCAGTTCGTTCGAACTTTGCAACGACTTGCTGTTCTTGTTCATGTGTATAAGGGAGTTCATACTTATAGAATAAGTATAACACCTGTCTTAATACTCTGACGCTAGTGGCACACGGATGTGGAAGGACTGCACCGTCTGGTCGGAAGACTAAGCTAAAGAACTCACCCAGAAACCTGGGAAGTTCACTACCACTCATGGTGTCAAAACCATGTACGGTAGAGTTTAACTTAATCTGTCCTGTAAGAGCCCTGTCAAGGGCCTTACCCAGCCGGGGCAAGGTTTTCGTGAGAAAACCTAAACCTTCCATGCGTGTACGAGATTTGACCTTTTGACAGGTCAAACGTAGTGCACGAGTGTTGAACACCAATCCATGAGCGTTTTGAACGTCATGGAGTAGTGCAGCGATGATTTCACTTTCATCTAAGCTCTTACAAGGGCGCATATGCGTTCCTTTCTTAGAGCATGCATTCACTCCACGATCCATCAAACGAACCCAATAACTCAATGATAAACAACAATAAGTTGGCTACCAAAGGCTTGTTGCCTAGCATCCCGAACGGGAAAGGTTATCCGATAAAGGAAACCACCGTCTTGGCGCTAAGCGACTCGCAGGGCCTACCAACGATTGACAGTGCAGGGAATATAATCCCCTTCACACAGGATACTCAAGGAGGAGAACTAACTGTCGTACGTCTTCGACTGAGGGTTACCCCTCAGAGAACGACGTATGTGGCAGCAGTTCCTCCAGAGGTCCTGTTAGTCACGTCCGTAGGCTCGTAGCTAATGGGCAATCTAGGCCCGCCCCGCATTATGTCACCAATTACTTGGGTCGTGCAGTTTGCACGATACTAGGGGAATATACAACAAGAGTTCGGAATTACCCTTCTCAGGGGAATCCGACTTATCTTGAATAGCAGACCAACCCACAGGAAGTTGACCTTTGTGTAACATAACGGCTTGGTAGCCGGTTTGAAACGCAAGGGTGCAACATCCACATGGGCGCCTGTTAATCTTCTTTAGGACGCCGAGAGGCGATCCTTGGAAGGATTGTATAATCTCTATGTCAGACATAATGTTAGGGGCGGGTTACTAGAAGGAACGTACCCGGTTGACGAGTGGTTTAAAGGCCACCGTTCAACAGGGCAGCAGCACCATTGCCAGTTCCGTCGTACAGAATAGTCGTACTTGCGCCTAAAGAGGCCATGAACGACATAAGTTCTGCAACGACGTTACTCGGCTCGGTCAAAGCTGTAATGGCACCCACTGGGATGTCCACTACTGCATAAGCCGAAACCGTGACTGGCGTCACCGTGTCAACCGACGAAATGATAGTTTTATCAAATCGAAGGAGGCTACGACGACGCAAGTTCAGACCAGACCCTGACT